GGCATACCTTCTTCTTCCGATCGAGGTTCTTTTGCCTCAATCTCGAGATGAATGTATTTAGCCATACTTAGGTCGAACAAGAGTCGCTCGAACGTCACCATACGCTTAAGAAGCGCACGGAGGGTGTAGCCCCATAGGCTCGTGGCAATGCCCCAAGCCGTCCGGTCAGCTACTTCTCCCTCCTGTCCACCCGGGGCCACGGTACATAACCAAGCCTCAAGAGGCATTGGCCAAATACCGCCCGGGCGGCAAAGGTACGCGAGTAGACCTGATAGACGGTTCCCGATTCCTAACCCGACTGACAGTCGAGCTAAGTTTCGATAGCCGAAACCACAAAAGCGTGCTACGGAAGAGATACGGATCACTCCGTATTTCATATTCTTACTAATCAGTTCCGCTAGGGCCCCTAGGGACCTTAGTGCTACTAGCATCTCTGCTAGTGAAACTGGTGTAGTATCCCGTCCGCGGATCCAAGTTCGCTTCGCAAACTCGAGAGAACTATCTTTCGAGACTAAGCTTTTGGCTAAGCCTATCTCTACTCCTATAGTCTTCATTATCCGTAGATACTCTCGTGCTACGGCGCGGTCAGCGATGACCACGTCGTCCCCAAGTACTGCATACCGTTGAAACCAACCTTGAAGCCTCGGATCAGCTTTCGAAGCTGCGAGTTGTACAAGTGCATGGTGAGTCAACGCGAGCATCGCCCACGAAGATAGTGCTCCCATAGGTTGCCCTACGGCGTATCTAACGCTGGAGTAGCCCAAGTTATAGCTTTTGGCTATACGAGGGAGTCTATATGGTTGCGAAACCAATAGCGTACCCCAGAGAGCAGATAATTCGTAGCCCAAGAGCGGATTCAGGAGGTCCATTTGCAACAGCAATGGCAGCCTATCTGTAGCCGCTGATAGATCATAAGACGCGACAAATTCTTCGTCGCTCTTAAGCCTTTTGATAAGTCGCTCCACCGGAGCGAGCTGATCAAAAGTTCCGTCAGTTGGGATCAGTCTCAACTTCGAGAATATCCACTTGTGCAAGGGTTGCATAAGTGCTTGGACGAGAATCGACACCATGGCGAATACTCGGATCTTACCGGGTTCCTCCTTAAAACCTACGGCCCCAAAATACCTCTTATCGAACCAATAATTTTCGTAGTGCCACTTCCGACGATCTTCGATTGTCTGGACAGTGGAGTCCCACTCCAAGAATAGGTTCGAATCGGGGAATTCTCCTGACTCTCTCCCCTTTCTGTACTTAGCCCAAGCCCGGTCAGCGACCAGGTCTTGAGCCTTCCAGATAGGTTTGAGAGCCCACAGGAGGTCGAGTCCATCCACTAGTTTCAGCCAGCCGGTTAAGGCTAACTTCATCTCGGGAACCGCGCCAAACAGGGCGATGTCCCAAGGAAACGCCATTACTGACGAGAACCCACCTGATGAGGGTGAGGCCTTTCTAATGAATGGAAACTTCAAGGGATCGAGATCTTTAGTCGGAACCAACTTCAGCTCGTCTTTGGTAATAAGCCGTAGACGGCGGTAGAAGTCTGGCACCCACGCACTCCAATCCCGACGGAAGTCAGAGATGTCAATCCCTAACTCCGTTATAGTCTTTAGTTTGAGGCTCCCTTTGAACTCGATCACTCGATAGAGTCCAAATAGGGATAACCAAAAACCAATTACTCTAACATCGCCCTTCAAAATGAGGCTACGATGTTGAGGATTGATAATACGTGGGACGCCACGGCGGGTCCTCGAAACGTTCGCTCCCAGGGTCCAAGGGGACTGATCCTTCATCCCTCCTGCTGAATGCTGCAATAGCAAATAGCAGGTTTTAAGATAAAGGGCCAATCCCTTCGGGCCTGAGGCTCGATAAACTCGTCTTACGTTCTTGGCATAACCCCAGGTAACCTTGACC